AGAAGAAAGCACGGCTAGTTTACAGAGCATGGCAAATGCTGCGTGGGCTGCTGACGAAGAGAAGCTACTTGATGGCTACTATCAAAAAAATCCGGACATGGTGAATTCGCCACCGCACTACAATCAAGCAGGTATTGAGTGTATAGATGCTATTAAAGCTGCTACGGACGAAGGATATGAATATTACCTGCAAGGGAACATAATGAAGTACGTGTGGCGATATCGTTACAAGAATGGTATCGAAGACCTAAAGAAGGCGCAGTGGTACTTGAACAAACTTATTGAGGAGAAGAATCGTGGATAATATGCTACCTACCCCCTACCAACAATTCATTCACAAGTCTCGCTACGCACGGTGGCTCGACGACAAAGAGCGTCGGGAGAACTGGGATGAGACCGTCGAACGCTACCTGAAATTTATGGTGTATCAGGTGAAGGGCAAGCACCAGCTTGACATGTCATCAGACGATATCTGTGACTTGCGTGATGCTATCCTAAGTCAGGAAATCATGCCGTCTATGCGGGCTATGATGACTGCCGGACCGGCCTTGGCCCGGGACAATATCAGTGGCTACAACTGTAGCTACATTCCCGTGGACAGCCCTCGCTCATTTGACGAGTGCATGTACATTCTCATGTGCGGCACAGGCGTAGGATTCTCTGTTGAACGGGAAAGCGTAGACAAGCTTCCGGTTATCAGTGACGCTATGCACGACACGGATACTGTAATTAAAGTAGGTGACTCGAAGCCCGGGTGGGCCAAGTCGTTGCGCGAATTGATTGCGCTGCTATACGCAGGACAGATTCCGACGTGGGATATGTCAGAGGTGCGTCCGGCTGGTTCGCGTCTCAAGACAATGGGTGGTCGGGCGTCAGGTCCGCAACCCCTCGAAGACCTGTTTAACTTTACTGTACAAGTCTTCAAGAAGGCACAGGGGCGTCGTCTATTTCCGATAGAGTGCCACGACCTGATGTGTAAGATTGGGGAGATTGTTGTGGTTGGCGGCGTACGTCGCTCTGCTCTCATCTCACTCAGCAACCTGAACGATGACCAGATGGCACACGCTAAGTCTGGTGCATGGTGGGAGAACGAGGGGCAACGCGCTCTTGCGAACAACTCTGTAGCCTACAAGGGTAAGCCTGAGATGGGTACGTTTATGCGTGAGTGGCTTGCCCTCTACGACTCCAAGTCGGGGGAGCGTGGCATCTTCAACCGTGAAGCTGCCGACGTACAAGTCGGTCGCAACGGACGCCGCGAACAGGGATACATGTGGGGTACGAACCCCTGTTCCGAAATTATCCTGCGTCCCTATCAGTTTTGCAACCTGTCAGAAGTAGTTGTCCGGGAGTCTGATGGTCTCGAAGACCTCAAGCGCAAGGTTCGCCTCGCAACCATCCTTGGAACCCTGCAGTCAACTATGACTGACTTCAAATATTTGAGGAAGGTATGGAAGACAAACACAGAAGAAGAACGTTTGTTGGGCGTTTCCTTGACTGGTATCATGGACCACGGCGTCCTTTCAAAGCCCGTAGACTCGCCTCGCTGGCTCGAAGAGATGCGTCAAGTGGCTATAGATACGAATCTCAAGTATGCAAACATGCTTGGAATCCCGCAGTCGGCTGCCATCACCTGTGTAAAGCCGTCGGGCACTGTGTCTCAACTCGTAGACGCCGCTAGTGGCATCCACGCTCGTCACAACGACTACTACATTCGTACGGTTCGCGGGGATAACAAAGACCCCCTGACACAGTTCCTCAAGGAGCAGGGCTTGTACAACGAGGCGTGTGTGATGAAGCCGGACTCGACTACAGTCTTTTCATTTGCTATGCAATCCCCTGCGGGTGCGGTAACGCGAACTCAGATGACGGCTATCCAGCAACTCGAACTGTGGAAAGTTTACGCAATTCACTGGTGTGAACACAAGCCGTCAGTAACCATTACGGTCAAGGAAGACGAGTGGATGGACGTAGGTGCGTGGGTCTACGAGAACTTCGAAGTGGCGTCAGGCGTCTCGTTCTTGCCTCACAACGACCATACGTACCAACAGGCTCCGTACCAAGACATCGAAGCAGATGATTACTTGGAATGGCAATCCGTGTATGGTAATCTAGAGATTGACTGGCAAGCCCTTTCAGAGTACGAGAAAGAGGACAACACCTCGGGTTCCCGGGAACTTGCTTGTACGGCTGGTGTGTGTGAAGTGGTAGACTTAAATGCCGCCTAAAAAAAAAGAAAGTCCCCTCGTATGGAAGCGGGGGGACGGCTGGGTTCAGTACGACCCGCCTCGTAAACATCCGTGTTACGAGGAATGGAAAAAGAAAAAGGAAAAGCTAAATGAGTCTAGAACCGACCGTAGCTGACAGAAAGAAGTTTGACCTAGACCTTGCCTACGGTAAGGTGCGGGAACAGCGCATAGCTGACATGCTTCAAGACAAAAAAATAGAGGTCAAGTCGGAACGAGACCTCTGGATGAAGACGGGCAACATTGCCATCGAATATGAGTGCTACGGTAAGCCTAGCGGTATCGCGGCTACTGAAGCGGACTTCTGGTTTCACAACCTGTGTGTGGGTGACAAGACTTTTGCAACCCTCGTCTTTGACGTTCCGTCCCTGCGAACAATCATCGACAACCTAGACTACAAACGCAGCGTGTCAGGCGGTGATAACTACGCCTCACGCATGTACCTGCTAAACCTGCAGAAACTTTTCTCTAGTGATGTAATTAAGGCGTACAATGAGCAAGAACAAGAAGACTAAAGCCCTGCTGTTCAACCTCACCGCGTCGATGAACGACAAGGGTGACATAGAACTAGAGGTAGACTCTGTAAACCCAGAGGACTATATCAGAACGATGGAAGCTGGCATGCCTTCATACGAGGGTACGTACAAGGTTGCCAGCTTGATTCGTTACTTGAAGTCTATGTCAGAAGAGATTTTGGAAAAGTCCGGACGATACGTCTAGGCTTTCTTCGTTGCACCTGCAATCTTATCAGCGTAGGTAATCTTGTCGCGAGGCGGTGCCAAGGCTGCGAACTTCTTGTTTTCGCCACCCATAGCCATCTTCTTTTTCTTCTTTGCCATGCCGCCGTACATCATGCCCATCTTGTCGTCACGGGGCATCATCGGGTTCGCGGACATTGTCATGTTGTCTGGCCGCATCGGGCTGCGAACCATAGAGCCGTAAGCGTAGCCCTTACGAGGCATCTTCTTGTTCATCTTCATCGGTACTCTCCGTTCCTATTTGTTCTACTGCAACGTACGTTGAAGGTCGCAGTCCCATTTTCTGAAGTTCTTTTACGACAAAAACTCCCATTGTCGTGTCTAGATAGTCCATGTCTTGTCTGGTAATCAGTTCAGGGTACTTGAGCAAATCCCGAACGATACGGGCTGCGTTCGCGTCTTGTCCCACGAGTTGGAACATTTCTACGTTGGCCTGACTTGCAAGGCGCACAGCAGCTTCCGAAGTAACGTACAGGGGACTAACCATGCCCCGTGCCATGTTGTACACCCGGCTCAAGGCTTCGTTCATCCCATACCCGCGAGTGATTCCCTCGAACCCTGTGCTGGTCGCCACAGTAGTATCCGCAGCCATATTCAAGAAGTCTGTAATGTCCTCTAGGTAGTTGACGTGGTCTGCGCCTAGAGTAGCTTCGAGAATTTCACGATTGTTTTGAATGTCCTGTAACATAGTTTCAGGTGTCGTGAATTGGCGAACCACTTTCTTGTCCATGTCTAGGCCAACCATAGTCCGCCCCGAAACGTTTTGCAGACCGCCTCGATTCATAATGGCACGTGAAATCAAACTGCTAACCGCCCTGTCGTACAGGTCTTCTGCTTCATCCGCGCTTTTGCCACTCTTTACAAGTAGGTCAACTGCCATACCCCGGGTTGCGTCTAGCTTTCCAACGCTACCATTGATTACAAAGTTTGTGTAGAATCTATCCGGGTCTTGCTCTGGGATGATTGGCTTGATGATGTCGAACGTTTCTTTTTCGGCTGCAATCGTGCTGTCAACATTTCGACGAAGTTTGCTCGTTGTGCTTTCGGCCTCGGATATGAAGTCCGCAACCTTGCCGCGAATAGTGGCACTCTTTTCCATGAGGCTGGTGATGTCGTTTTCACCGGCAATCATTTCCTGCAAGTTGACCATCGGGACACGTTTGATTTTACCGTCTACATCCTTGATGGTAACTTCCGTGTAGTCTTGAAGGGCTTCCCAGTCGGTTGCGCGGGTGAAGTCGTAGCCGCCAACCTTACCCTCTAGAGACTTCCCTACTCTCGTCGCCCCTGCGCGGGGTTGTGTTATGTTCTTGACTGTCCGTTCGGCCCAGTCAGCGTAGACACGCTCTGCAATAACACCCTGTAGGGCATCAAACTTGGCTTTTCCCTGCGGGGTAGACAAGTCAAACACAGACTGTCTGACGCCGCCTATTTCCATGCGTTCACCAAAGTCGGTGGCCAAACGAGACAATAGCTTGGGAAGATTGTGACGCGCCTTTGCCGCTCTAGGACCGCCAGCAGCTAACTGATTTAGAGCGTCCGAAATAGGACTGAACACAGTCACGGGGTCGAGTTCACCGTACGCAAACCGGAACGGGTCTTGCGGACCTCGGGAAACCTTTTCTGGTCCCTGTCGTGACCGGTCTAGTTGCGAAAGAATTTGCTTGGGACGGAGGCGGTCACCAACTTCATCGCGATAGGTCTTCCGAGCCTTCTCAAGCATCCTATACACTTCTACGTCTTGTGTGCGAATCAGGTCGTCTAGGTCTCCTGCGAACTTGTCAACGACTGCCTTGAGTTCCCGGTCGTCAGGTCCGAGGCGGTACGCGTAGTCACGGAAGGCTCGACGCATAACTTCTACTTCGTACGGGTTGGCTTGAGAGAAGATGCCGAGTGCATCTGAAGCGTTCTCAGCCCGGATAGCAACTTCAATATCTGTGAGTCCTTCGATACCATTGGCCTTGAGAAGGTCTTTCATCTCCTCTAGTTTCTCCGGGGGTATGACCCGCTCTACCATGTTGTCAAAAACTTCGAGGGCTTGCTTACCCAGCTTGCCGCTAAAGAAGTCTCCTCCCGCAGAAAAGAAGCGGATTATGTCTGTCTGTGCGCCGAGGTCTTCAATCGTTTTTGCAACCAAGGGGGTCATGTCGATGGGTGGGCGACCCTGTGCAAACTCGACAACGGGTTCGTAGGCAGCCCGTCCTCTGGCGAAGAGGCTTTCCATGTGTGTTTCGATAACATCCTCTGTTGTACGTGCCAGCAACACGTTGTATCCGGCACCCTGACCGCGCATATCCTTGACGAGGTCGATTCGGCGGGCGAGACCATCTTCAAAATCCTGTTGAAGTCGTATGATTTCAGCCTTCGTATTGAAAGACTCGCCCAACTGTTCCTTGAGATGTTTGCGGGTGTACAGGATGTTAGAGAAAAGGTCTTCGGGAATATCGACCGTAACGTCGTCGAATACAAACTTTTCTAGGTCGTCTAGTGCTGCAAGAGTATCTTCGTACTCCCCGCGCAGACGAGTCTTGTGAGACTGCAAAGCGTTCAGGCCGTCAGAGATGTATTCCTGTACAAACTCTCTGCCTTCCATGTCCGGAACGGCCTCTAGGTGGTCTTGCAAATTTTGTAGGGCACGTTCGGTTATTTCAATTTGTTTTTCAGACGCCCTTCCATGTTGAATCATTTCATCACTGTTCAGGTTCTTCAGGTCGCGAGGCTTTATTCTACCAATAGCGAGGCGGTTCAACGCAGCCAGCGGACCGATAGAAGTTGCCTGTGCAAAGGACAGCGTAAAAAGTTCTTGTGCCTTGTTGCGGGCGTCACCCTCCGGGAAGCGCATAACTATGCGGTCTTGCAGTTCGAGGTAGTCGTCAGTCGCCTTGAGAACCAATTCCCGCTGCTCATCGCTCAAGTTTTGAACGAGACGAGTGGAGTAGGTGATTGCCCTACGCTCTTCTGCAGTTAGCTTCCGGCCTAGACTCTGTTCGTAAACCCTAATTCCGTCGTCATTGAACAAGGACTTGCCCTTCAACGTAAAAGCGCGTCCTACCTCACCGCCTGTCGCTGCGAAAGATATAAAGTCCATTGCACGGCCAAACCCGGAGGTTACATTTTCTGCAATGTTGCCGTCAACAATCCGCTTTCCTGTGCGGCCTATACCGCCGCCAATTTCTTTAACAACCTTGTACCCTCCGAGGCTCATGCCCAGTGCGCCAAAAAACTCCGATGTTTCCTCGTCGAACCCAGTAAATTGTGGCAACCATTCACGGGTTGCTAACTGACCCGCAGATATAATCAGCGAGTTCTCCACGTTTTCAGCAACCATAGGTATGGTTCGTCCCGTGAACTTGGCACGGAGAAGGCGGGCTTCGAGAACATTCATCTGCTGCTCTCTGGCTACGTACGTAGACCAGTCAGAGTGGCC